TTTCTTATACTGCTTTGCTCTTTTTGCACGATCAAAATCGCCCTTATGAGCACCAGTATCATAGGTGGTTTTTTGCCTTTCGAGATCAGCATCAGTTCTGCGTTGTGCAGTGGCAAGTCTATACATGCCCTTCTCTTTACGAGTAGTGCTTCTATTCAAACCTTGCTTGTATTCTTTGGTGCGGCGTCTCTGAGCACCTGCATCTCTTGCTCTAGCGTATGCAGTGTCTCCGAGTTTAGTCTCTTCGAGTTCTTCAACTTCTACTTCTTCGACTTCTTCTTTCTTGATTGCTTTAGCGATCGTCTTACGACGGTTCTTCAAGTAAGAATCTGTCTTGTCAACTTTACCGTCATTGTTTACGTCAGCATCTTCCTGACCAACGGGGTCTAATTTCTTTTCGTCGAACTGTTGGACCTTTTTCAAGGCGTCCGACATATCAGGTAAATCGTTTAAGTTCATCTTACTTAGTAACCTTGTCCTTTTTATTTATCTTACGAATGAACTCACCAGGAGTGAGTTTACGCATGTAGTCTGTTAGTTCGTCTGTACCCATCTCACCTGCAGGAGTGAAATCAAAATACTTGATATCATTTCTCTCTACAAGATCTTTCAACCAAGCACGATATACACTATCATGCTCATCAATATAGATGACATAATTGCTACCACGACTAACGACCTTACCAATGACCCCCGTGTTAACATTTTCTACAAAGCATCCTATTTCAAAAAGTTCACCGCCAAAGTATGCTTCACGGAGACCTTGAGGATCTAACTTAGGAGCAACTTCATACAAATCGTATGATGCTTCTGCGAAATCCTCAAAGGTTTCTTGAACCTGCATCGATTGGCGCAGGGTCAAGTATAACGCTTCTCTGTCTTTGTTCGACATTGCCTTGGTAAGACCTTCATCAAACGTATCAAAGTCACCTTCGACTGCTGCCTTACGCATCTTAGATGCAGACATACCTTCTACACCTTCGGCGTCGGGGTCACGACCACCTGCAGATGTTACTTTGATGTCGTCGAATGTATATAACTTTCCGTTGTATTTTGTTGCGAGCGAGTTGAACTCAGATACCCTGTCGCCTCCCACCACAATATTAACTGAGCTATACCCGTCATTATCGAGGGCGGAAAGAACATCAAATATAGTACGCATATCGTCGCTATCGACAATCGCGTTAGCGTGATCAGGGTACGCCAACCGCATAAACTTAATTTTCGTGCCTGCGTCAAGGGGATTCTTCTTAGGATCCTGCGACCTTGAGGGGTATATTCTATACTCTCCTCCATTAGATTTTGCCTCTTTTGCTACTTTTTCTATGAGGCGTTCGTGACCAATAGTAGGTGGATTAAATCTTCCAAATGTAATAGATATTGCACCTTGATCGACCGCACCCGAGCCGTCTGCAGTTTCTTCTCCTCCATTCTGCTGACCTACCTCAGGTTCTTGACCAGGTGATAATTTTACAAGTTTTCCATCCTTAGACATATGGGTTACATTCCCCGAAGGGTCTGCATATCTACCGTAACCAATATGTTTAAGGTTTAATTTCTCTGCAGCTTTTGCTGCGAATGATCGTTGGGCTTCGTTTAGAAAAGCACTAAACTTTTTCATGCTTCCAATTTTTACTAAGATTGAAGTTTGCTTTACTAAAAGACAGTCTATCTACGATTTTATACGGTGTGTCAGAAACAGTAACAAACCCCTCATGTCGAGCAGGTTTTCCATCGATGTAACAATCAACTGTTCCATTAACAACGATAGCATCGAGTAGACGCTGCTTCAGTTGGAAGATCATGTGCCACACTTTAAAAGTCGTCACGTTGACCTCACTCTTATATTTAGCATCTAGCGTAAGATACAATACTTCTGCACTAGGAATAGAACCAGCACGAATAAATTTGTTGATGTGCTTGAGAATATGGGGACGTGCTTTCTCGCTAGGCACCTTACAACGGGCAACTCTACTGGCAAACTGAATGACATTAAACACAAGTCTCTTAGGGACCATAGCAGATGCTTCATCCTTTCCTAAGAACTGAGTGCCCAGTGCAGAAGGTAGATCAATGCCAACACTCCCCACAGCACTCGGAGAAATCTCGGTATAAGAAGTGTGTGGAGCAAGGACAATATCACGATTAGTCGGACGGGCGAAACGATACTCCAAAGTATTAGGACGATATACAGACCCGCCACCGACCCCAATGAAGTCAGCTTGGTAAATTCCACGGAGATGAGGAAGATTACGAAGGCATAGGCGAAGAATGTTCGCAACGTTGCCCTTGTAATGTTCGTCAATATCCGTCTGAGAATAACAGATCTTGACCTTGACTTTATTGAAAACGGATTTGGTTCCGACGAAGAACTTGCCATTACGAGGATCAGTACCAAAAACAATAGCAGGGGCACCGTCCCACTTGACACTCAGTTTGGGTTTGTTGATAGCAGACCATACTGCAGACAACGCTTCCCTGCGACCAGTGAAGATCAGATCTTCCAGGTGCTCCAAGTGTTTGTTAGGCAAGGTTTCCTCTGTCTCTATGCCATTATTATAGCACGTCAGGGTCGAGTCACACATGATCTTGTGCCAGTTTAGACTTCGTACCTGATCGTAATAGCGTTCTTACGGACACCAGTTGCTTTATCTGTTCCTCTGCCCTTCTTAGAAAATCTCACACCCGCCTTTCCCATCACTTCACGAATTGCTTTATCATCAATTGGTTTTAGACCGTGCTCAGTAAGAAGATGATCCGCGACCATATCCTTATCAGTAAATGTCAAATCACCAGTCATACATTCTTTTGTTAGTTCATACTTAAATGCATCATATGCTGCAGCACCAGTAGGTGCTCTTCGAGAACCTAAAATCTCTTGTAGTTGCTCATTAAGACCACCTGCCTTATTCACATCTTTCATCATTCTATCTGCTTCTGGCGCAGATACAGTTCCAGTTCGATTCTCAAACTTATTAGCAATTTGTTCAACAATGAGTTGTAGAGTTCCTAACTCAGTTGAAGACATATTATTCTTACCAATGTCTGCAGCACATTTTCTTAAAACTTTTGTCAATACTTGAGTAGAAGTATCAATGCCCGAACTTGTTAACTGAAATGAATCTCCCCATTTCATAGAACATTTGTATTTTTTACCACCTTTCACAAACAAAATGTCTGTCTTTGGTTCAGTTCCACCAGACATTTTTTTAAAGGACCCATAGAACTTTTGCTTGTCTGTTGTGCTTCTAGGAGCAAGATCCAATACAATTTTTGTTGCAGTGTCTTGTATGGTCTTTTCGATCTCTGGCCACTTAGCAGCTGCTTCCTGAAATGCTTTCTCTTGTTCTCTATCTCTCACATTAATTCTAGAGGTTGCTGCATACATTACCGCATGTTCAAAAGCAAGTCCTTTATTTTTTAACGCCATCGAACTACTATTAGCCTTCCCGACTATTTAGTTCTAAATTGAATGATAGAACGGTCCTGTTCTTCTCTGACTTGTTTGGGTGTGTGTAATGTAGGATGCTTGACGGGAATAGTATCAAGTCGCCTTCAGTTACAAAAGGTGCTTGGTGAATTGCTTCACCATCAAGGAAATTAGGAAAAGGAGATATGAAGTGAGTTGGAGCATGATGTCCAGGATCATATTCCACATACAATACACCACTGTATCCAGTCATACCATGATTATGGGGTTGGTGATAGTGATGCTTTCCAGATCTTTCAAACCAAGATGATGTCAACCGACCATCAAGTTTATAATGATTCAAAAACATTTCAATTTGACGATCTAGAATACGCCGAACATGAATATTGTTTTTAGTTCTACTTTCAAAATAATCAGTAGGAACACATTCACCTTGATCTTGACGATATTCCATGTTGCCAATCAAACTCAGCAACTCTTCCTTTTTAGAATCCCATCGATCCACTTTTACATGGAACAATGGGACGGAAAACATATTAACAAAGTTCATGTCAGTCTCAAACGATAGTCTTGTAGTTTTTGCATAAGACGCAGTTGATCTACTACGCCTGATTGAATTCCTTCTCTTGCCCTTGCCTGCTCATAGGAGGACATCGTTTCCAGTGCTCTGATAAGATGATCGATTTCTTGAAGATCTAAGTTCATGTGAAATTAGTAAGTGATTTGTAAACTGCTTCGACGTGCATGTTCCCATGTATGTATCCAGCAACGATAACACTAAGTGTCGCTACTATCACTCCCAGAAACATCAGAACTGGAACTATCGGGTTCTTCGGTAATGTCGGATTCAATGATGTATCGTCGGGTTCGGTTTCCTCTGGAGTCGAGGGTTTCGGTTCGATACCATCTTCCATCAACCAGCTCCGCTATGCTCGTTAGCAGGTTCTCCGCTATCGCTTTGTTGCTCGCTTGCTTCCACCTTGGAATGATGTTGGAGTCGTTCTGGGTCATCGTTAATAGAAGGAACAGTTGGGTTTCGTGAACGGTTCTTGATTACAATAAATGCATCTTTGTTATACTTACGGGTGCCTTTGACAGGTGCCCACTTAGTGCCAGCACCGTCAATCTCATAGACTGAGGTGCCACCGATTTCAAGTGCGATGTCATCTTCAGGATCCCATCCCAACTTCTCAAAGGCATCAATGAATTCTGGAATAATATTCATACGTCTCCTTCTTTACGGTTTTCAGAGAAGTGAACATCAAAGGCACCATCGGGATAACGGGATGCAAGTTTTTCAACATTCATCTCAATGATTTCATTCAGATCAGTGCCAAGACCCATACATGCTTGCATGACATACCACATGATATCACCCAGTTCACGCTTCAGGTGGAACAGGTTATCTTCATTGACAGGTTTACCTTGGAAGACGATCTTCTTCACCACTTCTGTAAACTCACCTGCCTCAGCACACATGCCTACAGATGCAGTAAGCAATCGCTCGGAAGGAAATCCTTGACCCTCCAACTCTTGAATACGATAAACGAATGCCTCGTGATCTTTGCTTTGTTGCGACGTGACCGCATTGACGAATTCTGCATACTTAATTGGGTCAATCATACTTCAGTTCTTTAAATGATTTTTTAGCATTGAAACGTTTAACGAGATCGACTTTCTCGTCTTCCTGCCCAGAGTCTTGAATATCGTCCTGAGCGGATTCCTCAACATCATACAACCTCATCTTCGCTCTGTCAATACCTACACAGAATCTTTTATTTCTACTGAGATCATTATATCTATTCTTCAACTGCTTGACCATGATCTGATTCATACCCTCAAGCTCCTCCGTGCTAATAAGGGCAAAC